CTGAAGAGGAGAAGCAAAAGTTAAGGGATAAGATTACAGAAGAGAATAAAATAATAACGGATGCTGATAACTCAAGAGAGGTAATGTATGCAGCCAATGAAAAGAAGGTAGCAGATAATGCTAAGAAAGTAGCAGATAATGCCATTGCTGTTGGTAAGGCTATAAGAGCTAAAAAAGAGGCAGACCAAAAAGAATATGATACAAACAGACTAAATGCTGAAAGGCAGATTGAAGATTTAAGAATAGCTGCTATACAAGATGATGCTGTAAGAGAGGCAGCAGTACTTAATGAAAAATATGATAGGCTACGTGCTGATTTGTTAAAAGATAAAACTAAAACTAATGCAGAAAAAATAACACTAAAAGAAGCATTTGATTTAGCAGAAGAAAATGAGCAGGCTAAAATTGATGAGGATAAAAAGAAAAAAGAAAACGAAGCCTACCAGGCACTCAATGCATTAAAAATAGCTAACATGGTTGAGGGTGAGGCTAAGATAGCAGCACAGCAACAGGTAGCTTATCAAGCTTCTATTAATGCAGCCAAAGAAAAGTATGGAGCTGATACTGCACAATTTGCAGAATTTCAAGAGCAGTTGAGAATAGCAGATGAGGCTACTACTAAGGTAAGATCAGATAAGAAGATAGCAGATCAGCAGGCTTTGCTAGACTCATTAAACAATTTAGGCTTAACTGATGACCAACGTAAGATAGCAGCCATTGAAGCTCAGTATCTAAAAGAGCAAGAGCTGGCCAATGGTAATGCTGAGACTTTGCTAGCATTGGAAAATAAGCATAAAAAAGATATTGAGAAAGTAAACATGGATGCTGCAGATGCTGAGGTAGAAAATAATAGAAAAGTAAGAGATGCTAAGCTAGGTTTTGCTAAGGATACAGTAGATGGGCTTACCAACTTAGGAGGAATGCTCATTAAGGATCAGAAGAAACTAGAGAAATTTAACAAGGCATCTGCTCTCATTCAAATAGGTATTGATACTGCTAAAGCTATCTCTGCATTGGTAGCAGCTGCTAACATGAACCCTGCAAATAGTGTAACAGGTGGAGGTGCAGGTATAGCACAATTCGCAGCAGGTGTTATTCAGATAGCAACTAACATAGCTAAGGCTAAGAATTTACTATCATCACCATCTACCCCTGTAACAGGTGGAGGAGACACTGGAGGAGGAGACACTGGTGGAGGTGGTAGCAATACAGCCACTATGATACCTCAGGCAGCTCAGCTGTTTGGCTCATCTAACAATGCTAACACTATGAGTGCAGGAGGTGATAGTTCAGGTGGTGGTACTAATATGATGGTTACAGCTGTGGTATCAGAGACTCAGATAACAAACGTGCAAAAGAAAATTAACATGATAAATAAAAACTCAGAGCTATGAACAGTCTACAAGCAATAACCAATAAAATAATAGCATTTTACACAGCCCATAAGCAAGTATTTAAGGTAGGCACTGACTTCAAAGAACAGCTGTATAACTTTGCTACTCAGAATGAGAAGTATCCCCTGGTGTATATTGTGCCTAGTGGAGTAATACCTACAGAGAATACTACTGAGTTTACTTTCGATATCTACTGCTATGACATCATCCAAAAAGATAGAGCTAACATCATAACTATACTTAGTGATACTCAGCAGATACTTAGTGATTTAAATGTGTACTTTACTGATAGCACAGATTATGACTTTGATGTGGTAGGTATGCCTACCTTTACTCCCCTTAACAATGACTTGCTAGATTACGCTGCAGGGTATCAGATGAGTATCACACTAACAGTTAATGACTGGACTGATTGTGCTGTGCCAATCTAAACAAATCACTTTACTAAACTAATATAGTTATGGCGAATAATACACTACAACAAATAGCAACAAATTTAGGAGTAACAGGTTATGATGATAGTAGCTTACTTATAGGCATAGCTCAATACTATGGAGTTAATACAAACCACTCACTATGTCTAATGTATGATATCTTAGAAGTTCAAGGTGGTGATGCTGCTAACTCTGTAAATTACATGGAGGATCTAGTAGTAACTTTATCAGGTACTCCTAATACTTTGAATGTAATACAGGCATGGGAGGACTCAACAATATAAACTATGGGATGGTGGGGTAATTGGAGAGGAACAGCTCCAGCACATATTGGAAACTTACAGCCAACTGATTTACTAGACTGCACCTCTATCATAGGTGGGGTGGAAGTTAATAACACTATCACAGGAGCTCAGATAATTGCAGGTGCTAGTGGTGGTAGTGCAACTTGGGGAGGTATCACAGGAACGCTATCTAGTCAAACTGATTTACAAACTGCATTGAATGCTAAGCAGGCTACTTTAGTAAGTGGTACTAACATAAAGACAGTTAATGGTAACTCATTAGTAGGTAGTGGTAACGTAACCATAGGGCCTAAGCTATTAGGATATAGTGGCATACTAGGAACTCCTACCACAGGTGGAGCTGTCACTATTTGTCACTCACTATTAATACCTGCGAATACTTTTAACAGCAATAACATTTTACAATTAGTTTTCAGGATGTATAGACAATCAGGCAACTTAGGGCAAATGTATGGTAGAATATACTCTAACACTACTAATAGTTTAACAGGTGCCACTTTGATTAGCAGTATATATACTATGAATGGTGGTGGTGTTGGTTTCTTAGGATATTGTGAACGTAACTATAGTTATGATGGAACTAGTCTTAGAACTATGGTAGGTACTACACAATCTGAATATACTGTAGGAAATATCCAAACTACCACTTTTAATAGAACTAGTAACCAATATATTCTATTCACTATGCAATGTCAAAATATAGCTGATGTAGCTAATGTAGATTTATTCAAAGTTTTTGCTTATGTTTGAAATAAACGGAGAGACCTATACAATTACTGGACCTGTTGAGATTATTAGTGATACTCAGATCCATGTAGAAACTGATAAGGGTATTATCTTAGTAGATGATACAGTAGAGATTTATAAAGATTTAAAAGATGGCATACGCTAAAAATGGTATATTCAATGTGCTCTATCCTACTCGTAGGAAGATGGCTACTATTCTTAAGAGGATTGTAAGAGATGATATCTCTAATCCTACAGGCAGTACACTAGTAGATAGCATCAGAATTAATGCTCAGATAGTAAACATGGAAAGATTAGAGATAGAGATAATAGCTATGTATTATTTTATCTTTTTGAATAATGGGGTACCACAAACTTCTAATGCTTATGGACCTAATAGTGGTCAGATAGCTCCTAGAGAATTTGTAGATAAATTTACTCAGGAAATGGAGAGCTCAGGTATCACTGCTGAAATATATCAACAGTACTTTGATTGGCTTAGTAAAAATTATCCTATGAACCAATGGGTGCCTGTTATCAAAGAAAATCAAAAGCTAGTATACACTTTCTATGCATTAGATCCTCCTGCTGATTTCATTGAGGGGTATCCGTTAAATGTCTAGCTCTTTTTTCATACCTAGCATATTAAAAACATAAGTAAGGGGTAGAGCTCCTACAGCTTCACTCTTAGTAATGTCACCATCAGTGAGGCCATAGATCATACGCTCCCATGACCATTTGTTCTCTTTTACTTCTTTCTCGACCTCTTTAATCTCTTCAGGCTCCATGGCTGCCTTATCCTCTGCTGTTAGATCCTCTTCAGCTTCGCCAAATAGGTTCTTATACACATCTAGAAAATTCTCCCTGAACTTCAGAAACTCAGCAACTATACCATAGACTTCAGTGATTGGTAGATCTAGAAACTTCTCAGCTCTTATATGGATGTCATAGTCATAAGTCTCCAGTACTACTTCACCCCATTCATTTACCTTAGACTGCCTGTATAGGATAGCACATATCTTATCTATGTTAGTGTGGTAGTTATCATTGAAATAATAGTCAAGGTCTATGTACTCAAAAAGGCACAGCTTAGACAAGGGCTTTATCTTCATACCTAGGAGCTCATGCTTATATTGTTTAGATGGTTGAGTGTTTGACCACTTCATATCATTTACCATCTGCACCATATCATCTAGGTCTAGCTCATCTACCTCATCATAGGTCATATCAGTGACTATAGATATCAATTCACTATTGTAGCTATTAGCTCCCTGCTCTTTGTCTATTTGGCTAATTTCAATAAACTGCTCAACTGAGATATTACTCCACTTCTTCGGTAGGTACATCTTCTGCTTTATCTACTTGTTTAATTAACTTGTTAGTAATGAATAGCAAGTAAGGGATAGCTATGTTTGCCTTAAGCTCTTTAATTAATTTTGCCTTAAGTTTAAGGTGAGCTTCAGCATAATGCTCAGCAGGTGTAAGATCATCACGTTTAAAGAAAACTGCTAGCACATCTGAGATATATCCCTTAGGCTTAGCTATGGCTATTTTCTCAATAAGCTTAGTATCTCTTACTGTCATTTTAAGCTCAGCTGTGTAGCTGTATCCTGCTAACTCAATTTTTGAGATGGTAGGGTAGTCTACCTCAGGGATAGTATTAAATGCATTGGTGTACTCAATGAAGTCAGCCACATCTACATCATAAAACTCACTTTCAGCTAAGCCTAAGCTAGCAAAGATTTGTAAGTGCTTATCTACAGCATCAAGCTCCTTGTTATTGCTAAGCTCGGTTATTACTTCAAACTGCTCAATGGTCAGTTCGTCAAGGTGGTTAGGGATATCCCTTCCTAAAATAGTTATCATAATTGTTTTTTTTTACAAATATACAAATAATATAATATAGGTATGGCAAAAGATAATTTACCAATATACAAAATTACGATTGATCCTGAATACTCTGAAAATGGGGAGGACTTAGGCATTGAGCAGATAGCTTTTACATCCACTCCTGCTATTAAAGTAATGGGGATGGCTTTCAATTCTCAGGCTAAGCAAATGATATTCAAAGATAATGTTAAGTATAGAATAGTTGCACCTGCTCTTATCCCTATGGAGATCTATCGTAAAGATGATGAGGATGGCAAAGAGTACTATGTTAAGTTTACTAAGGAAGAGATAGAGAAGATACATTCTAAGTTCATGAAGGATATGTCTAATAAGGACCTGTTCAATTTAGAGCATGATACTACTGAGACAGTGCCTGCCTATGTACTTGAAGCGTGGATTGTAGACAACCCTACTAAAGATAAAGCTTATTCTAGTTTTGGTATAGAAGTACCTACAGGCACTCTAATGGTAACAGCTCAGGTAACTGATGTTGAGTACTACAATCATTTGGTAGATAATGACCAGGTAGGCTTCAGCATTGAGGGATATCTAGGTATGAAATTAAAAGAGGTAACACAATTAAAAACCAAAATAAATATGAACAAATTACCTGATGGAGAGCACACTATCGAGGGTAAAATCTATGTTGTAAAAGACGGTGAGATTACTGAGATACGTGATGTTAAAGTAGAGGAGACCACTGAAGAGGTAGCCCTAGAAGATACAGTAGTAGAAGAGGAGGAAGTAGTAGAAGAGACAATGGCTGTAGATCCTGTTTTAGATGCTGAGGCAATACTAGCAATAGTTAAGCCTGCACTAGATGCAGAAGTAAATAATATCGTAGCTATGATAGCAGATCTTAAAGCCCAATTAGAAGAGGCAATGTCTGTAGATAGTGAAGAGGAGGTAGTTGAGGAGGTTGTAGCTTTAAGCGTACAACAAAGATTAAGTAACTTTAATAAATTTAACACAAACAAATAAAAACAAACAAAATGAGAAAATTAAGATTTGACTTAAACATTGATGCTTCTGCATTATTAGCACCAAACGCTGAGGCATTTTATGCTCAAGCTTACCTAGGAGGTAGTGAGATAGTGGATAACTTCCGTACTTTACCAGGTATTAAATACAAGACAAAATTAGGAACAGTTACTTTTGGTAACCAATTACTAGCTTTATCCCCTTGTAACTTCCCTAACTTAAATACTGATGATTTGAGCTCAGTAGAAATTGATGTATGTGCCCTATCAGCACTTGCACAGGTGTGTCAATTTGAGCTAGAGCAGTCTTTTGTATCTTTGCAAATGGCACAAGGTTCAAACGGTGATTTCACTGTAGCTAACTTCTTTAACTTCTACTGGTCAGAAATGGCTAATTCAATTAATGGACAAATTGAGTCTTTGAGATGGCAAGGTGATACATCTTTACCTCCAATAGCTCCAGGTGTACCAGATCCATTGTCTTTATGTGATGGTTATGAAGTAAAATTAACTGCTGTAGGTTCAGGAGTTATCCCTTACAACATTGTACCTCCTACTACTTTTGCTACTTTGTTAGTAGATTTAGCTGCTATGTTTGCTTTAGTACCTGCTACCATTGCATCACGTACAGCTGATTTACGTATCTTCATGCCTACTCAAATGGTAAACCTTTACCGTTTAGGTGTGGCTAGTGGTAACACTAATGCATATATCACTCAGGATTTATCTTTGACTTACTTAGGTATCAAAATAGTTCTTTGTCCAGGTATGTCAAACAACACTATGCTAATCACTTTGAAAGATAACCTTATCTATGCATTTGATGCTGAAGGTGATGCTTCTGATTTACGTGCTGTAAATTTAGCTGATACTGTAGCTGAGCCTGTAATCAGAACTCGTGCTAACATGAAGGTAGGTTTTAGCTTTGTTAATCCAACTGATATCGTTTACGGATCTTAATTATTAATTCATAGAGGGGCTTCGGCCCCTTTATATAAAACTTAAAAATATGCCACTATGTACAGCCCTCGAGGGCATTCAAAAATCGTGTGATAATAACAGTGGAGGTATCTATCAGGTATGGTTTATACCTCAAGAGCAGATAGCTCTTGTTACAAGTAATACTACTTATCCAAACTACGAGGTTACAGCTATTACTTTAGCACCTACTACCCCTGTATTTGAAGGTTACTTCATTCGCAGAAATACATCAAACTATACAGAAGAGCAGGCTGCTGATTTAATCAATGGTTCAACTTTTGTAACACAAACTATTAACCTAGTATTTCACCGACGTGAAGCTGCTAAGTCTAATTCACTTAAGATACTTGCATCAGGCCAACAATACCTTGCAGGTGTAGTATTAGATGCTAATGGTAGATATTGGTACTTCCCATACTTGCAGCTTACTGCTACTGGAGAAGGTTCTGGTGTTGCTAGAGCTGATGGTTCTAAGTACACAGTTACTTTGGTAGCTGAGAATGAGTCTTTAGCACTAGAGGTTATCCTCACAGGTGGTGTATCTTCTTACACTGCTTTAGGTTTAGTTTAAGGTAAACTCCTAAGAAAACTAGCCCTGCAATTTGTGGGGCTTTTTTTATTTCTAAACATTTGCCTAACATCATATAATATAGTTATGATATACATTGAGCAAGGAGTTATTAACCAGGTAGTGCTAACCTTAACAGAGGTAACTACTGTACCCACCCCTCATTATCTATTTGCGTTCACTAATGAGATGAATACTGCTAGTGTGCCTCAGTTATTTACTACTGCTGATACTAGCTTATGGCCTGAAAGGTACAATCTTTTTGTACTCAACGAACCAGTAGACATCATCTTAAAGCAAGGACAATTTATTTACCAAGTTTATCAGAGCTCAACACCTTACACTTTACCTTTAACCATTGCACAATCCACAGGAGTAGTGATAGAAGAGGGTAGAATGGTGGTAAGTGGGCCTGTAGGCAACTCAATATACGATTAATTATGGCATGGTATAACAACTTTTTTAAGAAAGAGAGCACAGCTCCTGAAGTGGTAGAAGGCTACCAATCCTTTAGCACCCCATTTATGCCTGTGGGCCCTGGCAATCTTACACTACCTTATGTAGATAGTAGGTACAGTGCTAATATGTGGCAGAATTTCGGAGCTGATAATCTCTATCCTAGTCTACTTAATCAGATGTATTACTCATCACCTTTGCATGGTGCCATTGTGGACTTTAAGACTAATGCAGTGATAGGTGGTGGCTTTGCCCTTAAGACTGATCTATTAACTACTGTTGAAAAATTAGAGCTTTATACTTTTGAAAGGAAAATTAACTTAAAGCATATTGTTAAGGCTACCACTAAGCAGTTAATCATTCACAATAGGGTATACTTTAAGATTTGTTATGGTCAAGGCAAAAAGATTACTAGGATAGAGAATGTATCCCCTGAGAAAGTGCGAGTAAGTGCAGATAAAAGAATGTATTTTATTTGTGATGATTGGTCCAGGAGGATAGGCATACA